TTTGGTATAAAATCTGTTATATTCTTCATAACGTCACCGCCTTACAGCTTAACAGGAATAGGCTTGATAACGGAGCAGGACTTAACCTCCTGCTCATCAGAACCGATAAAAGAACTGTTGAAATAGTCATTAAGGCTCTGAATGTTAATGAGTATCTTTGCATTTGGTGACTTGCTTACTCTTACAGCTTTTATTTTACCCTCGAGGGCGAGAGTTCGTACAAGGTTTTTAGGCAGTCCGAAAAGCTGTGCTGCTTCCTTGATACCTTCCATTCGTGCGATTGGTGTGTTTGTATTGTTGTTTATGTAGATTTCATTCATTTATTATTCCTTTCTAAATTTGCCAACTCTTAAAAAATATGTTATAATAAGAGCTGGCAAATATTTTTTATTGTGTTTTGATTAATGTTTGCTTTTAAACGTCTTTACTGCGCCAACAGTAAGGGCGTTATTTTTTTGCATTATTTCGTATCTCTGCTGAACATTCAGTACAGTATTCAGTAGTTGTATGTAAGTCACCGCCGTTTGCAATAATTCCCACAAGGTCGGTATGGTGTTCCTTGTTGCACTTAGGGCATACTGTAAATACATTTTCGTATGTAATTTCTGTTCTAATGGTTGTTTCGTCATTGATTTTTGTCTTAACATAGAACATAATTTGTACCTCCGTTTGTTTAGTTGGCTTCTTTGGATGCTGAGAGCTTGTCTATAATAGACATGAATTTCTGCTTTTCCTGCTCAGGCAGTTCAAAACGTAAGCGGCGAAGAATAGTGTTTTCATGTACACCTATTTCAGCACCTATTGCCCATGCAGGAACTTTACGACTTTGCATAGCTGTTCTGATTTCTGAATTTGCTTTAGTCATTTGCGTACCTCCTATATTTTTTATTGTGGTGGTTGACAAATTACGTTTGTTGCGTTATAATATAAATAGCAACAACCACCATGGTTAAAGTATATCATATAGATTTGCATTTGTCAAGGCATTTGTTGCGAATTGATTTCGAAAGCAACAAACGCAAAAAAAGAGGGCGGTAAAATGGATTATAGAGCAGAATTTTCAAAACGACTTATTTTATTAAGAGAACAACATGGTATAACACAACAGGAATTGGCAGACCAACTTGAAATTACACGTCAAAGTTTAAGCTTATATGAAAAGGCAGAAAGAACAATAAATATTGAGCTTTTAGCTAAAATTGCTGATTTTTTTAATGTAACTACAGATTATTTAATGGGTAGAACTGAGGTTTCAAGTATGGAAGCTGATATACAAATTGCTTGTAAAGTGACAGGGTTAAAAAATGATTATATAGAAACTTTGAAGGCAGCTACAAATGAAAGAATTAATAATAAAAATTCATCTGATAAAACTTTTATAGATGCAATAAATGCGCTATTTTATGGCATAACAAGAAAACCTATGGTTTTATATAATATAATTGATTTGCTTGAAAATGATATCAAATTAGTAAATAGTGAAATTGATAAAAACGCAATAAATGAAATCAACACATCTATGCAAGGATTAGGTGTGGTTCTTTCTCATCGAGAATATTTTGAAATAATAAAACAGATGACTAAAACTTCATTTAATGATGTTGTGGATGAAATAGCAACACATTTTTTTACTCTACCTAAAGATTGTACAACATTAGAAGAAAAAACGGCTGAGAATATATGGAATAGTATTTTTGTTAATGCATCAAACCATTTACTTGAAGATATAAAGGAGAGTGAGCAGGATGCCGACAATAACTCCAAGAAAGAATAAAGACGGAGAAATAATATCCTACACAATAAGGGTATATCATGGATATGACAGCAAGGGTAAACGCTTAAAGCCGTACAGCATGACCTATAAGCCTGCTCCTAAAATGACAGCAAAGCAGATTGAAAAGGAACTGCAGAAGATTTCCCTTGAATTTGAAGAACGCTGTAAAAAGGGTATTGCAGGAAATGCCGACAGGATAACTCTTGAAGAGTTTACAAAGATATACCTTGAAGCCAAAGCAAAAACCCTTTCACCGAGTACCTGTGCATTTTACGAGAGAGCCATTGAAACGAAAATACTTCCTGCTCTCGGATTTCATAAGGTAAATCAGATAAAGCCTGCTCATATACAGGCATTTATAAATCAGCTTTGCGGACTTTCAAAGCAGAAGCGTGACGGATCACAGGCAGAGGAAAGCTTAAAGCCAGCAAGTGTACGCAGATATTTAACAGTTATTCAGTCAATATTCAAGCTTGCTGTAAAGCAGAATATTATTGAAAGCAGTCCTGCAAAGGCTGAACTTCTTGAAATTCCTCGTGTTGTTGCACCTAAAATAGAAATATTCACAAAGCAGGAAGCGGCACAAATGCTCTCGTACCTGGAGCAGGAGGACTTACAGTTCCAGGTGTTTATACAGCTTGCCATAATGACAGGCGCAAGACGTGGGGAGCTTACAGCCCTTAAATTCTCCGACTTTGACTATGTTACAAATAAGGTGACTATTGAACGTGCGGCGGTAAAGCTGAAAAATCAGCCTACAATCATTAAAGCGCCTAAAGATTACGAAGTGAGAACAGTTGCAGTAAATCAGTATTGCATCGACCTTGTAAAGCTTCTGAGAGAGGAAAAGAACAGACAGGCTCAGACCCTCGGTACACAATGGCATGAAAATGACTGGCTTTTCACTCAGAGCAACGGTGAAATCATGAACCCTCAGACACCGACAAAGCAGTTTTCAAAGTTCCTGGACAGGAACGGACTTAAACACAGAAAGCTACACAGCCTGCGACACACTTCCGCCACCTTGCTGTTATACGGCGGTGTGAACATCAGACAGGTACAGGAACGCCTGGGGCATGGTGATATATCCACAACAAACAAGTATCTGCATTATATTTCCGAAGCTGATGAGCAGGCGGCTAATGTATTGCAGGATATGCTTATAACTCATAAAACAAAAGAGAAGATACACGCATAAGTATATTTAAACAAAAAGAGAGCAGGACTACTCAGATTAAAGAGTTTTCCTGCTCATTTTCTTTTAATATTATGCCGTTGCTTTCGGCAGTTTTTAACGCTTTTTTATTCCAATGGCGCACTAATAGCGCACTAAATCCCTATGCAATAAAAAACACGCTGTCTGCGAAAACTCACAAACAGCGTATTTACGTGGTTTATACTGGAGCTACTTAGCAGACTTGAACTGCCGACCTCTTCCTTACCAAAGCTAATTTACATACCATAACAACGTAAATACGCAGGGTTATGCTATGTCAAAATACCGTATTCAATATCGGTTGCTAAACCGGTTGCTAAATTTTAAGCAATTCGATCATATCAGATAAAGTAGTAATATCCTGATGGATATAGTTCTCGGTTGTGACAGAGTAATCTGCGTGTCCGATTACTTTAATTAGATCCTCCTGCTTAGCACCACTGGCCTGAAGCATTGTTGCAAATGTATGACGGGTACAATGTGGTGTTTTTCTTTCAATTTCCAATTTTTTTAATAACGGATAATATTCACGTTCACGGAAATTCTTTTCATCCATTCGACCACCTTTACTGTTACATATCAGATATTTATCTGTTTTATTATAAAAATATTGAATATAGCCATATACATTTGAATGAATTGGTATAATTCTGTTTCTACCGGCTTCTGTTTTCTTTCCGCCTATCATTCGTGGTGGAACATCTTCAAGAAAAATATTGTCTTTAGTAATATCAAACAGTTCGCCGATTCTCATTCCTGTAAATATCAGTATCATTACTATTTTTGCGGTATCGTTATCAGCGGCATATTCGTGTATTTTTTTTATCTCAAAAAGAGTAAAGATTTCTTTTTCTTTTTTTGTCTGAGAAGGCATTTTTAAAAATTGTGAATAATTTTGTGAGATAATATCCTGTGACATAGCGAACTGACAGAGTTGACTATACAGATTTCGGATTTTTTCACAAGTTGCTCGTGACTTACCGTTCGCAGATACTTCGTCAATAATCATCTGCACATCATCAGCACGAATATCACGAATTTTCTTTTTGTATAATTTTTTTAAGTACTTCCAAGAAGCATTGTAATTATCAACTGCCGATTTGGAAAGTTCCCTGAAATGAGTGCTGCTCCACATCTTAAACGCCTGCTCTACATTCATATTTATGCGTGAATCAACATTTTTTGAAACAGCTTCATTTAAGGCATTCAACCCTTCTGTTTTTGTAGGAAAATATCCCAATATTGTTCTTTTAGCTGTTCCCTCTGCATCATACTTGCAAGGTAACGTTGCAATCCAAGGTTTTTTCAGGTTGCCTGACAGTTTGTATACGCTACCCTGTGCATTGGCTCTTTTACGACTTTTACGTTTTTCAACAGCCTGTTTTTTACCGCACCAGTTACAGAAAGCCGAACCTTCAGCAATTTCTTTTTTACATTTGATACATAACATACTATCACCTCTCCTTGACAATTTACAAAAAGAGTGATATAATATACGCACGGTTAATAATATAATTTGGTGTATATTACATCACTTCTCTCTCCCCTGCTATTTCGGTAGCAGGGGATTTTTTTATTTATGCAAGTAACTCGGCTATATTTATTTCAAGCTTAATTTCGTTTTTCTGATAGATACCCACAGGAATATTCTGGTCAAATGTGTAGATATTTAAAGTGTTATTTTCATTAAACAAATAAACAACTACTCTTTCGTACACAGGATCTACAATCCAGTATTCGTGAACACCATATTTTTTATATAAGCTGAGTTTTTTTACAAGGTCATTTGAACGATTACCCGATGTAACTTCAATTATAAAATCAGGTGCACCGTTGCAACGTTTGCCGTCAGATAATTTTGACGGGTCACAAATAATTGAAAGGTCGGGAATTACTACATTATCCTCATTTAACACCACATCAAATGGAGACAAAACAACCTTACAATCCCCCTTGTTTTCTGATATATATTGTCTGATTTTGTAATAAAGTCCTCCTATGATATCCTGATGGTTCAGACTTGGTGAAGCAAGGTCAACTATTTCACCATTGTAAAGCTCATACATTTTATCATCATCTTCGGGTATCAGAGCAAAAAATTCTTCCGCTGTGTACTTATGATCTCTCGGAAATGGCATAGCTATTCCTCCTTTACGGGTTGAAATGGTATATCAAATTTAATACGGATCACATTTTTTACAAGGCTCATACCCTTGTTGTTCAAGTTCTTCTTTGGTACCTTCATAAGTCCCAATATTAACCGAATCCTCAATTGTATAACAACTTGGTTTATGGAATTTTCCAGTGTCATAATTTATGGCATATTCACGAGTTTGTTTTTCGGTTTCAACAACTTCTGCTTCTGTTACTTCTTCAGTTTCAGCTTCGGTGACTTCCTGAGTAGTAGTTGTTGTTTCTTTTTCAGTAGTAGTCACTGTTGTGGTTGTTTGCTTTGTAGTAGCTACGGTTTCCTGCTCTGTAACTGTTGTAATTACTGTTGTCGCAGTTTCATCTTTAGTATTTTCTGTATTGTCTGACTTCATACAAGAGCCAAGAAGCAACATCATAATTACAGGAACTGCAATCGTAGCAATCAGGAATCCTTTTTGTACAATAAACTCATTTTCTTTTATTTTTTCAGGTAGTTTCTCTAAAATGAAATCTTTAAGCTTTTTATTAACCGCAATTACAAACAATGCAGTAAGAATAACAGTAAAAACTAAAAATGCAGGCTCAAATGAACCATATATTATTGAACTGAAAGTACCTGCACCAAAAAATATACCAACTGCCATTCCTATAAGAGCTATAAATAATAATTTTTGATTACTCTTGTCCTTAGCATACTTTTCTTTCTTTTCCTTTGAGATCTGCTCTCTTGTTTTACCGCAACTACTACAGCTATCCTCATTGTATTCAACAGTATAACCACAAGTACATTTTACAGGATTTACATTTTTAATTTCATTAATGACAGGACCCATCATATTCTGATATTTAGCAAAGACTACTCTTGCTTGTTTTTTATACACTTTTTTATCTTTGTATTTCCTTGCTAATGCTCTGGTTTCTTCACCACGCTTGCCTTCAAGATATGATTTAACTGCATTAAGGAGAACTTTACGCTTTTCAATACTTATATTACGATTTTGTTTTATTATATCTTCTCTGTAAGCTGTTTTGCCTGTTATATACATCAGTATATTGTAAACAGACATATTTTCATCAGAAGGATCTATCTTGCATATTGCTTCGTAATACTTGCACGCACTTTTCCAGTCTTTGTTATCAAAGGCATTGTCTGCCATTGTAATACTGGATTGAAGCTTGTCGCTCTTATTGACTCTTGATTTTGTAACTAAATCCTTTATCAATACAGAGGTTCCACAATGCTCGCAGGTTACTGTCATTTCGTTTTTATTGCAGGATAACGGAGCCTTGCAGTTTGGACAGTTTAATGCCACTATATCTTTATTGTCGCTCATTTTTTACGTCCTCCTAAAATGTTAATAATTATCAGCATTCCTTAATAATCTTTTTCACAAGACCAACAATGCTGACTCTGTTCATTTCTTCTTTTTCAAATTTTTTCGGCTGATATTCGGGATTAAGGCTTATAAGCTCAATATAATCTTTTTCGATTATAACTTTTTTTACCAAGCCTTCTTCACCGTCTATAAGAACTACGGCAATCTGTCCGCTGTCAACCATATCTTGTTTTAAAACCTGTACAATATCACCATTTTCGATTTTTGGGAACATACTGTCACCTTTGACTTTAATGCAAAGAGTTTTTTCAGCTTCATAATCATTTTCAATAAAAAGTGGTACATAATCTATTATTTCATCCGAAGCATATGCTCCGAAACCTGCCGAAACAGTTTCAAACAATGGTATCATCCTTATTTCTGATTTTGGCAGTACTTCGACTATATTTGATTTGTTATCAGTTTTCTTCCAGTCCATTAGATATGCCGGAGTGGTTTCAAGTGCTTTTGCATACTCTATTATTTTACTTTGGTTTATATCACGTTGCCCTTTTTCAATTTTGGTTATTGCTGAACGAGATTTATAACCCATTCTTAACGCAAGTTCTTCTTGGGATAACCCTAATTCTTCACGTCTTTTTTTAATTCTGTCACCAATATTCATAAGGTCACCTCCCTTACGATTATTATAAACGAAAAATGACAAATTGTCAACAAAAAAATATTTTTTTAAAAAACTGTTGACAAACTGGCTACCCTATGATATAATAATGATGTAGCCAAAACAGCTACATCATAGGAGGTGATAAATTGACAAATACAAAGTTGTTAAAATGTGCAATGCTTATGGCAGGTTACAGTATTGCAGAAATGGCACGAAAAATGGGGCTTTCTTATTATGGGTTTTACAAAAAACTTACCAACAAATCCAGTTTTAAATCGACTGAAATTACCAAAGCTACCGAAATATTAGGCATATCTGCAAAACAAAGAGATGAAATTTTTTTTGCTGAAAATGTAGCCAAAACGGACACCGAAACAAGTTAGGGAGGAGGTTATATGACCGAAGAAAAAGAAAAATCAGCACCAGAGTGTACTGATGCTGATGAGCAATTTGAGCATTACATTAATAGCCTTATAGCTAAAGCAAAAAATGGTGATATTGAAAGCTTAAAGACTATCAAGGAAATGGTAAATGATTCAAAGGAGGTTATATGAAAGAATTTTTCATCACAATATTTGTTGCTATTATACTCCCCTGTGCAGTATCAGTAGCAACCACATTGATTTCTATGCCGTTAATAGAGAAGTTAGTAGCAAAGTTAATAGCGTAGTGATTATTGATACAACAACAGGAAAAATTATACTGTTTCTTATGGTTAAAAGCAGTTCAGACCACTTGAACGAAAAATAATCCTGTATGTATGCTTTACCACTATCTGTAATTTTGTAAACATTCGGCTCTATTGGAGTTTGCCACATATCTGTTTCTGATACTGTTTCAATAAATTTCAATTCCAGAAGTTCTTCTATTCTGACACCGACTGTTTCCCCAAACTTTTCAGTAGCAGACAGAAGTGTTATATTTCTTTTGTTTATTGATTTCAGAAGCTTATATGTCTTTGACGGTATTACAATCACTTTCTTCACCACCCTTCTGTTTCATTATAGAACTGATGGTGAAATATGTCAATAACGAAACATCATAGAAAGGAGTAGCTTATGGAAGAACAATACAAACCAACACTAACATTGACTGAATTGTATCAGGACCTCAGACGTTGTGGTATGAGGACTTCTACAACCAAGATTAAGGCTCTGATACAACAGGGTAAGTATTCAGATTTCGCAGTATCATGCGAATTGTCAAATACAGAATTTGAAATCTATCGTAAACCATATGAAGAATGGAAGCTTAAAAAAGGCTTACACTATGTCAATTAAGGAGGACAAAAATGAACGACTACGATTTCTTATGGAACGGACAGCACACAAGGTGTGCGGAACGGTAATTACCCTTAACGGCAACGGAGAGGTTACAAGCAGTTGCAATCCTGATTATGTACCAAATGATATAGAATTTGAGGTGTGCCGTAATCTTGGCATTATCGAAAACGGTACCGATTCTGTACTTATCGAAAAGGCTAAGTTTGATATGAAGGAAAGCAATTATCACGAAGTCACAAGAGCAAGGAGATATGCATGAGCATAAAAAAATCCGCCCCGACATTGGCGTGTCTTGGGACGGAAACATAATAAAATTCAACACGTTTATTGTAACAGAAAAAGGCTTGTTTGTCAAGCCTTTGAAGTTTGGAGAGGAGTAAAAAATGTACATACCCGATAATTACGACGCTTATGACGCATATGAGCGTGAACGTGAACGCAGGGCGGATGAAATTCTTGAGGATCTTCCCAAGTGCGACTGGTGCGGAGAACCTATCGAAGAAGACTATTACGACATTGGCGAAAAGGTCTGTGAGGAATGTATGGACGATTGCAGGAAGTCTGTGGGGTGAGGATATGGACAAGGATAAATATTTTGAAACATCGTGTATAAATGGCAGAATACAACAGGCAATTGCAGAAAGTACCGCAAAAGCTCTTATACTCTGCTGTGAACAGGAGCCTGAGTTTGAAGAGGCAGTTGAGCAGTCGGACAAGTCTTTTCAGGATTGTCTTGACCATGTTGCAAAAGGTGTAGGTGAAAGCATTTCCGACCTTGATGCGTACAACAAGGCTGTAAAGTTCTACTTTTCAACGGCATCTGTACATTTTAATATGCGTATTAATCTTTCCGGTGATAACGGATATACACCGCCGCCGATTACTATGAACACCAACAGCAGTAAGTCGGGTGAACTCAGCGTATCACTTGATGAGCTTCTGGACTTCTGAGGTGACGGCATGAGAGAGGAAAGAAAAAAGGAACTAATGAACAGGTTTCCTGCTGTTCCTGACAAATATATGAACGTTATAACAAATGCACATAAAAAGGGTTCGGGAAATTTTGTTGTATTTCTTACACACGGGGACGAATTGTTTGCACGATGCTATCACCGTTATTATGACGGCAGAGTTACAGAACGTCAGAGATACGTTTTTGCAAAGGACGGCTGCTGCCGTTACGGTTCGGAATATGACGGTTCCTGGAGGATAAGAACAGAATTCCGTGAACCTGTATTCTGTCTCAGATCATACGGATACAATTTTGACAATACATACAGTGTGCTTAACATGGAAGCTGTAAAAAAATCCTGTATGAAATATTCCTGCATTGATTTGTACAGCGGACATCTGTTAATGGAATATCTGAAAATTTACTGTAAGCATAAAAATCTTGAGTATCTTATGAAGGCAGGTTATGGCAATTATATTCTTGATGAGAGAACAAGCGGATACTGGGGAGGAAGACTTTCACTGACATACAACAAAGATATCAACTGGAAAAGCAACAATCTGCTTAAAATGTTAAATCTCAGCCGTACTGAATTTTTTGCTTTGAAAGGTCATGAAAACCTTTATGAATGTTACATTCACTGGCGAAAGCAGTATCCGAAATACAAGCCTGAAGAACTGCTTCTGCTTGCAAGAGCCTTTGGATATGAAAATGGTACAGCAGGAAGATTTGCAGAAAAAACAGGATTAAAGCCACACAGAATTGCAAGATATCTTGTTGAGAATGAAGTCGGAAATATTGATTACAGCGATTATCTTGACCAGTGCCGACAGCTTAAATACAATCTTTCGGACACTGCTATATCAATGCCCCACGATTTTGAAACGGCACATACAAGGCTGTCAAAAATTATCAGCTATCACCATGATGAAGTTGTCAAAGAGAATTTCAGAAGCAACATGGCTGAACGTAATGTACTGAAATATGAACAGGGCGGATTTATTATCAGACAGCCAAAAAGTATTGATGAAATAGTCGAAGAAGGTGCAGTGCTTGATCACTGTGTCGGAGGATATGCAGAACGTCACGCACTTGGCAAGCTTCATATTCTGTTCATCAGAAAAAAGGATAAGCCTGATGTTCCGTACTACACAATGCAAGTCAGCATAACAGGAAACATTATACAGGTAAGAGGCAGAAGAAACTGCGATATGACAAAGGCTGTCGGCAGGCTGATTGACAGCTATAAGCAGTATCTTTCACGAATATTTGACAAGGAGAGGAAAACAGCATGATAAAACCGGAATTTTCAATTACAGCAGACGGCAGACAGCTTGACGCAACAACAATGACAGACAATTACATAAAAGCGGTAAATGTTAACCGTAATATTATAGTAAACGCACAGGCGGCTCAGATGTCACTTTACGAGGTCTGCAAAGGCTTAAAGGAAATGAGAGACGGCAAGCTTTACAAGGAGCTTGGCTATCAGAATTTTGAGGAGTATTGTGAAAATGAAACGGGAATTAAGTATAAAACAGCACACAAATACATCAAAATAATTGAAACTTTAAACATTGAAAACATCTCGCCGGCGAGATGTTTAGGAGTAGAAAAATTATATTTGCTTACAACTCTTTCCGAGGAAGAAAGAGTTGAAATCACCGAGAACAACAACCTTGAGGAAATTTCAAAGAGGGAGCTTGAAAGCAAGGTTAAAGAAATTAAGGCACTTCGTGAGAAAACCGAAAATCAGCAGTCTCTGATTGAAACTCTTGAGAAAAAAGCCACACAGGAAGAACAGAAAAGTTATCGTCTGTCTGCCGAACTGGATGCATTGAAAGACCACAGAGATGAACTTTGCAGACAGATTGAGGAACTCGAATCACGTCCCATTGATGTTGCTGTTTCAGACAGCCACGAAATTGAAAACCTGAAAAAGGCAATGAAAACCTGTGACGACCAGTGGGCGGCTAAATACGGCGAACTTGAAGAAAACACTATAATTGAAAAACGTGAGCTTCATCAGTCCTACAGGGCAGAAATCGAAAAGCTTAAAGCTGAGCATGAACAGAAGCTTGCTGAGGTTTCTCAGACAGTCAGTACAGAAACTGTTCCCGATATGAAGGAAACCTTCAAGGCGTATTACAGCATGGCGTACAACTCATTCAATACAATGATGGGATTTGTGAAAAAGCAGTCGGAAACGGACAGACAGTTCTGCCTTGAAAAAACAGCGGAACTGCTTGATATTTTCAGGCAGGCACAGGAGGGATAAAAAGTGGCAAGACTTTTTGATATATCACAGGATTTTGAAAAGCTGTTTGACTGGTTTGAAACTATCATTGAGTATGAATTTCCACTCAATGATGAGGGACAGCCTGTTGATGATGACGGAAATGTTGTAAACCCCGAAAAGGAAAAGGCAGAAATGCTGAAAGCCTGGTTTGATACTCTTTCGGGCATTAAAGAAGAATTTGAGTTCAAAGCTGAAAACATTGCACAGTATATCAAATGTCTTAAGGCAGAAGCCGAAAATATCGATACTGAAATAAAGAAGCTTAAAGCAAGACGTGACAGCAGGCTCAGACGTATTGATATGTTTAAGAAGTATCTGATAAACTGCATGGATACGACAGGTACAACAAAAATTGACCGTCCGAGAGCAAAAATCACAATACGCAAAAATGCACCAAGTCTTAAAATTGAGAATGAACTTGATTTTATTTATCACCTTCAGGACTGTGGCAGAGATGACCTGCTTAAATACAGTCTGCCGGAAATCAGAAAGAATGATGTAAAAAATCTTATCAAAAACGGTGTAAAAATCAAAGGTGCATATCTTGAATCAAGCCGTTCGGTTATCATAGGTTAGGAGGATGTTATGGGATTTACAGAAGTTACACGAGAAAAATCGAAGTTAAGACTTGCTCTTGCAGGTCCGAGTGGTGCAGGTAAAACGTTGTCTTCTCTGCTTATTGCTTATGGAATTACAGGAGACTGGAAGAAAATTGCTCTTATTGATACAGAGCATGGCAGAGCTAAATTTTATGCAAACCGTTCAGACTTTGAAACAGGTACGTTTCTTTATCAGGAGATGTCACCGCCGTATTCTCCTGACAGGTATAAGCGAATGGTTTCCGAGGGGGTTGAAGCAGTCGGCTCAGACGGTGTTGTGATTGTGGACAGTTTTTCGCATGCCTGGGATAATGAAGGTGGTGTACTTGATATCAAGTCATCAATAGAACGCAGTCAGACCAACAAAACAAATTTCAGTGCGTGGGATGAAGCAGGTAAAATTCAGAATAATCTTGTTAATGCCATACTTTCAGCGGAGTGTCATGTAATTGTGACATTGCGTACTAAAATGGCTTACGCAATGGAACAGAATGAAAAAGGTAAAACTGTTCCTGTAAAAATCGGACTTGCACCTGTACAGCGTGAAAACACTGAATATGAATTTGATATTGTGCTTAATATTGCAAGAAATCATATTGCATGTGCTTCTAAAGATACAACATTCCTTGATTCATGGAATGATATTATTACTCCCGAACTTGGAAAATCACTCAAAGAATGGTTGGATAATGGTGTTGAACCTGAAAAATGCAGCGACTGTAAAAAAACAATCAAAGCTGCACAAGGCAGATCACCACAGCAGATTTCTGAAGGAACACTTAAAAACTACGGCAGAAAACTTTGTTGGGGTTGCATGATAAAGGAAATAAACAGAAGAAAGGAGCCTGAGGGAAATGCCGCTGAGACCGTATCAGGAGGAACTGGTCAGCAGGGTGCGTAAAGCGTACCTTAACGGCAGGATTTCACCCTGCATAGTTCTTCCCTGCGGGGGCGGTAAATCCTGCATAGTTGCCGAAATTGCAAAGAGAACAACAGACAAGAAAAACAGGGTTCTGTTTCTGGTACACAGAAAGGAACTTTGTCAGCAGATTGAAAACACTTTCAGAAAATGGGGAGTTGATATGCTCAGATGTACCGTTATGATGGTGCAGACGGCGGCAAGGCGGCTTAATAAAATACCGCCGCCCTCCCTTATCATAACAGACGAAAATCATCACAGTACGGCAAGTACATATAAAAAAGTGTATGAAGCTTTCCCGGACGCAAAGCGTGTGGGAGTTACGGCAACACCTGTCAGGCTTGACGGTTCCGGCCTTGGGGATGTAAACGACGAGCTGATTGTGGGAGTTTCCGCAAAATGGCTTATTGAAAACAACTGCCTTTCACCCTATGACTATTATGCTCCGTCACTTGTTGACCTTACAGGCATTAAAATCAAAAAGGGCGATTATGATATTGCCTCGGTTGAAAATCTGATGCTGAGAAAGGCAGTTTTCGGTGACGTGATCAAATACTACAGACAGCTTGCAGATGGCAGACAGGCAGTCTGCTACTGTACTTCGGTACGTCACTCAATGGAAACGGCAATGCAGTTTAACATGGCAGGTATTGAAGCGGCACACATTGACGGCTCTACACCAAAAGCAGAAAGAGAGCGTATTATTGAGGAGTTCCGCAGAGGTGCTATTGATATTCTCTGCAATGTCGATTTGATTTCCGAGGGGTTTGATGTTCCCGACTGTGAATGTGCAATACTTTTAAGACCCACACAAAGCCTTACTCTTTATATACAGCAGTCAATGAGATGTATGAGGTACCGAAAAGGAAAACGAGCCGTAATAATCGACCATGTGGGAAACTACGCACGTTTCGGAATGCCCGATGCTGACAGAACCTGGACACTTGAAGGCAGAAAAAAACAGAAACGTGAAGATAATCAGCAGCCTGATATGAAAATAAAGGAATGTCCCGAATGCTTTGCTGTTTTTCCGCCTGATGACAATAGTGATGTCTGCCCTTACTGCGGATATGTATTTCCGAAAAAGGAACGTGAACAGATTGAACAGGAAGAGGCAGAGCTTAAGAAAATCGAAGGGTTTGTACTTGATTTCAAAACCCCCGAAGAATGTAATTCTTATGGAGAGTTGCTTGAATATGCGGAAAAACACGGTTACAAAAAAGGCTGGGCATACTATCAGGCCAGGGAAAGAGGATTGATAACAGTATGACAGAAGAACATAAAATTCAGAATGAAATCCGTATTGCGGTATCGCCATATTGTGTTATGTTCCGCACAAATGCAGGTGATTTCTGGCAGGGTGATTTAGTGTACTCCCGTGAATTCAGACAACGTGTGCTTATAAATCTCAAGAAAGTCGAAGGTCTTCCGAAAGGATATTCTGATTTATCGGGAGTGCGTGACGGTGATGGGAAAGCAGTTTTTATTGAGGTAAAAACCCAGAAAGGCAAGCTTTCACAGGAACAGAAAAAATTTATAAAACGGATGCAGTCTGCCGGTGCAATAGCAGGTGTATGCAGAACTGCCCAAGACGCAGTAAAACTTATAAACGGAGGTAAATAATTATGGGATTTTCAACCAACTACGATAATGTAAACAACGATTTTGATATTCTCCCTGAGGGTGAATATGAGGTAATCATCCGCAATATTGAGGAAAGAACAACTCCCAAGGGTGCAACCGGCTTAAACCTTTCACTTGTTGTGAGAAATGACGTTGAGCAGAATTACAAGGACAGATACATATTTTACACATTGTGGAAACGCAAGGAACCGACTGACGCCGACAAGCAGGTACAGGGCTACAGTTTCAAACAGATTATGAGACTTGCAAAATCAGCAAAGCTTCCAAGCGGCAAGGCTTATGAAACTGTTATGGATATGTGCAAGGACCTTCTGTACCGTACCCTTAAAGTAACCCTTGAACACAGGGAGTACAACGGAAAACAGCAGGAAGATGTTAAGTATGTGAATGAATCGGCATACGCTGAATGCAGACATATATTCAAAGAAAAGAAAACAGTTACATCCGATACAGTAGCTCAGAAGCCGCAGGAAACATTTGCTTCAATGCCTCCGCAGCCGGATAATCTTTCAATCGGAAGTCTTGACGACTATGAAGAACTTGTTCCAAACGGTGATATTCCGTTCTGATAAGGAGGTAAAATGTACGAATTCATACCTGAAGAATTAAAGAAAATCAATAACTGGATCTGCTGGAAAGCTGTCCCTGATGAGACGGCACACAGCGGTATAAAAAAAGTCCCGATAAATCCGAAAACAGGCGGACAGGCTATGTCAAACAATCCTGATACCTGGTCAGATTTTGATACTGCCGAAAGAGCGTCGGCGGATTTTGCAGGAATAGGCTTTGTGTTTGATGAAAGCGGATATTTCGGGGTTGACCTTGATGATATGCCAAAGGCTCTGGAGGATTTCAGAAACGGCGGAACGGATAACGTGGTAAGCGAATTTGTGTACGGTTTAAAATCGTACACAGAGCTTTCCCAGTCGGGCAACGGTATACATATTATCTGTAAAGGCAGACTTCCTGAAGGCAGAAGAAAAATAAAAAATCAGTATGGCGGTTTTGAAATGTACGAAAAGGGCAGATATTTCATTATGACGGGAAATTACTGTTCTGAATTTGTTGATATTGCAGAATGTACAGAACAGATCAAGCCGCTTCATGAAAAATATATGGGTGACAGCAAACCTGTAAAACAGCGTATTCAACCTGTTTTGCAAAGTCTGAACCTTTCGGCAAATGAAATAATGGAAAAGGCGAAAAACAGTAACAACGGCGATAAGTTCAGCCGTCTTTACAACGGGGATATTTCCGACTATGCTTCACAGTCCGAAGCTGATATGGCTTTCTGTAATCTTCTTGCGTTCTGGTGTGGATGTGATACCGCTATGATGGACAGCATATACAGAAGTTCAGCTCTTATGCGTGAAAAATGGGACAGAAAGCAGTCAGGCAGTACATACGGACAGCTGACAATACAAAAAGCCGTTTCACAGTGCGAAAACACTTATTCTCCGAATACTTCACAAGGTGAGTATAAAATCTCAATCGGTACAAAAAACAAAATGCGGAAGAAATTCTACAGTTTTGACGATACGGGAAATGCTGACAGAATGTTTGACGCTTTCGGGGATTTTCTTAAGTACAGCTATGTGGACAAACGCTGGCTGTACTATCGTGACGGCAAGTGGAATTATGACAATGTGGGTGAAGTATGGCGAGTTGTTGATGCAGCACTTGACATTATGCGTGATGAAGAAAAGCTCTGGGAAACCCATGAAGGCGGTATTTATGCAGAAGACTTCAGAAAACATCTTAAAAAGACACGTTCAAACACTTCCAAGAAGGCTATGGTAAAGGAACTTGAACACAGAGTACCAATACTGCCGAAAAATATGGACACCCAGAAAATGCTTGCAAACTGTAAAAACGGAATCATCAATCTCACCACAGGAGAGGTTTCAGAACACAGTATTGAAAAGTTTATGACAAAAATGCTGAGCGTACCAATGCCCGAAAGTCCAAAAGAACCAACTCTCTGGCTGAATTTTCTCAATGACATTTTCGGCGGTGACCGTGAGCTGATACGCTATATTCAGAAAGCTGTCGGGTACTCTCTTACGGGTTCAACTTCCGAACAGTGTGCATTTTTCCTGTATGGAACAGGCAGAAACGGAAAATCAACATTTCTTGAAATTATCCGTTATATTATGGGTGATTACGCTACAAACATTCAGCCTGAAACCATTATGGTAAAGCCCTCGGGGAGCGGTGCAAACAGTGATATTGCCCGTCTTAAAGGTGCAAGGTTTGTTACAACGGTTGAGCCTAATGAGGGTATGAGAATCAATGAAGGACTTCTCAAGCAGCTGACTGGTGACGATATTGTTACGGCACGAAAGCTTTACGGTGATGAGTTTGAGTTCAAGCCCGAATTCAAGCTATGGATGGCGACAAATCACAAGCCTATTATTCGTGGTACCGATACGGGTATATGGAGAAGAATACATATTATTCCCTTTACAGTTTCGATTCCAACAGAAAAAGTTGACCGCAATCTCAAGTACAAGCTTAAAGCAGAGCTTCCCGACATTCTTGCCTGGGCAGTTGAAGGTTGTAAGCTGTGGCAGGCAGAAGGACTTGATATGCCATCTGCAATACTTAAAGCCGTTGAGGAATACCGTCACGAAATGGACGTTATTTCTGCCTTCACTGACGCCTGCTGTGTTCAGGGCGGAGAGGTAAAGGCAAGTCAGCTTTATGCTGTTTACGCTCAATGGGCAGATGAAAACAATGAATACTGTATGAGCAGTACTAAGTTCGGAGCTGAAATGGCTAAGAGATATGAAAAAATCAAGAAAAGAGATGGCTTATATTATATGAACATTTCTTTATTAAATAATCAAGAATATTCTGTTTCGATAGGTTAGGTGTGCAGGGTTGTGCATAGTTGCAGGGTTTTTATAACTCTTTATGTAAGAAAAAAATAAAAATATATAAAAGAGTATGAAATACCATGCAAACCCTTCACAACCCTGCACAAAGGAGATAAAATGAAAATTTACGACTTTAAAAATCCCGAGGATTTTAAGACGCTTGAAAAACAGACTTATGATATGTCGATTGATATTGAGAATTTTCCGCCTGCCGCTTACAGATACTTTGACAAGCTCAGAACCCTTTATGCAAGGTTTAAATATGATAACCTTTCAAAAGAAGATGCTGAAGCGGAAAAAAGAAAAATTTACAGTGACTACATTAAAGCTCTGAATTCTTATGATATGTGGTGTGCCATGTATGCCCAGTATCAGGAGAACATACGGCAGTGCGGACAGATATTAAATGAAATTGAAAAGTCTAAGGACGTGACCGAAATTGCACTTCTTGCCTGCACGGCAATTTCTCTTATGACAAATGACAGGGATTTTATTAAAAGACAGGAAAGGAAAATAAATCATGAAAAATACGAATGACTACATATTCTGGGACTGGGGCGAAGAGGTTCCCGAAACCGATGACGATAAAGAACTGGAGGACGATGATGGATGTCAACATAAGTCTTGAAATGACCGTCAAGGGAGTGGACAAGGAAGTTATAATGCTTGGCAAAGACGGTCTGCCCGATTGCCTTAAAATAATTATTTCTGACGGTCTGAAACAGATGGGCTATAGGTCAGAGATACATAAAATCAAAATAGAAAGCGTGGGTGGATCAGATGGACAATAACAAAGATGACGCAATCGGAAAATCACTTGCACCGATTTTCACACAAACAATAAGAAGCTTATGTGCAGAAGCCGATAAAGCTGGCATTGATAGAGATGAATTCATACATCTCTTTGCTGAAATGTTCAGCTTTTCGGTAACAATCACAACATTTAAAGATTTTGAGAGGTAAAATAATGAAATCAAAAATAAATAAATTAAAGCCCTGTCCTTTTTGTGGCGGTGTAGTAATCAAAAGGATATCACCAATCAACAATACAGTAATGTTTGTATGTGATAAATGCGGTGCTGATGTATGCTTTTACGGTGCTGAATATGAGCCGAAAGCTACAAAAGCTTGGAACAGGAGGTCTGACAATGACAGATGAAGAAATTATAAAAGCTTTAGAGTGTTGTAATCATAATCATACTTGGCAAAAACAGTGCTTTGATTGTGAATATGCTACATTTGAGAACAACTGCGGGAATGAGTTAATAAAAGATAGTTTAAATCTTATTAATAAACAAAAAGCAGAGATTGAAAAACTTCGAGAACGAAATACATTTGGCGAATGGAAAATCAACTGTGATGGCTATTATCCTTACTGCTCAGAGTGTGGGAAAGAACCGTCGGGCAGAACTATGACAGATTACTGTCCGCATTGTGGGGCGAAAATGGAGGGTAAAATATAATGGCAAAGTGTGAGAGATGTTATCACAACAAAGTCTGCATTAACGGTGCAAACCA